AGATTGTTTCATAATCTCTGGCTTAAATTGATGCCAAAGTTTTAAAGTAATAGCAGCATCTTGTTCAGCATAAAAACCTACAAAGCTTGCAGGCATTCTCCACATATCTTGTTTTGCATCTATACCCCACTCCTTAGCTTTCTCATTTAAGAATGTTTCGTTTTTTATCTCACCTAAATAATCTTTAGCACAGGCATTCAAACTAAAACTGTATCTATTCTCATCTATCAAAGCTGCAGCTATCATTGTATCTATAATTTTTCCTCTAATCTCAAAGCCGTTAGCCTTTAACCAACCTACGTCATAAGAAGCATTATGAAATATTTTTGTACTAGGTCTTTTTAATAAATCTACCATCCAAGCAGTGGTTACTGCTAAATCCATATTACCACCTGCATCGTGTGCAATAGGGAAGTACCATTGTTTACCTAATGCAGCGACAGCAAAACCTACGATGTGGCCTTTGCCTGTGGCCCAACCTGAGCCGTGTGTTTTTAAATCAGGATCTTTTGTTTCTAAGTCTATGGCTACTTCAGTGGCTTCTCTTAAGTCAGGGTATTCTGAAGGGCAAACCCAATCAGAATCATTATAAATAAAATTTAATTGATGAGTCATTATTTAAAGTGCCAACTGGTTATCTTGTCTGTGATCTTTAGTATCTTGCTTCTTGTCTTCATCGTATTTTCCTATTTTTTCTAGTTTACAATAACAATTCCCACATAGAGGAATACCTCTATCAATAACTAATGCTATTTTTTTACATCTAGTACATGTTTTTTTTTGCATAATCTCTAGCTAAAATCATTTCACAATAATGAATAGCTTTTTTAATATCATTCTCTTTACCTTTATCTTGGTGTCTACAAACATATTTAATTACATTAGCTTCTGCTGCAAGTAATCTATTATCATTAATAAACTTTGAAGGTTGTATTTTAAATTTTTGATAATGACTGCCTTGAATTTGTTTTTTATACGGTGACATAATTACTTTTATACAATTTATAATATTTACTCAAGGGAAAATGATATCTGTGAAAAGTGCCTAATAGATGTAAGTTCTTTTTTGCTCTAGTTGCTCCTACATACCATACTCTTAATTCTTTAACCTTGTCCGCTAAACTCTTTCTTTCATAATGTGATGGGAAGTTACATTTAGAAGATAGTATAACATTATCCGCTTCTCCACCTTTAACCTGGTGTATCGTATCAATAACTATCTTTGCCTTTTCGTCTAAATTAAAACCATTCTCTACTAATTTCATAAAATATAATTTTTCTTTTTCTTTAAACTTACGTTGAAACGCTTCTGTCCAAGGTTTCTTTTCTTCGACCATTCCTCCCTGCAGGTGCAGTTGTTCAAAATTAAATACTTGATTCGGGTGAGCAAAGCTCCATTTCTTGCTGTCCGTTGATCGGTAGCCGTGATCTATGTTTAAAAGAAAATTGTACATGTTCCCTGCGTCTTCTCTTGTTATGCTACCACCTTCGCAAATCTTTTCCCAATCTTGTATGGCTTTCCATTGGTTAGGATCAAAAGATCTCGTACCTCGCATATCCTGAAAGTATATACCCATATCTCTAGCTTCATCTTGTAATTCTTTCTTAACATCATTTATTCTAGCTAATATCATCCAAGATCCTTCATCATCTAAAGGTATCTTCTTAAAATTGTTCCACTTACTTATAGTACCTTCACTGCCATTAGAATTAAATTCTTTCTCTACTCTGTAGCCTTCCATACCATTTAATAAACACCTAGCAAAAAAATGTACTTGTTTATTTAGTCTTCTAGATTTTTCTAATATTTTTATTTTACCTGGAAAGGTTTGAAAGTAAGTTACTTCTGCACCGTTCCATTCATAAATAGCTTGATCATCATCACCAGCTAGATAAACTTTCTCGGAGCTTAATGCTAACTTAACAACCATATCCCACTGTAAAGGTGTTAGATCTTGAGCTTCATCCACCATCAATACTCTAAAAGGTAAAGCTAAACCTGATTTAACAAATTTTTCAATCATGTCCGTAAAATCTAATCTGTCATTTTTAAACTCCCCTGGGCTCTCTTCATACTTTTTATAATTCTCATAACCGTGAATGATAGATTTAAATTGTTGTAATCTAACTTTCTTTCTAGGTTCTTTCTTGTAAAGCTCCACAGGGTCAATCTTCATGTTTCGTGCCTTATCATAAATTTGTAATGACCAGTTGTTATAAACTTTCTTGTCATCCCAAGCAGGTTTGTAGTCTAACTTTACAGTTCCATATTGTGTATGGAATTGTAATAAGTCTACTTTAGGATCTAATACAGGGATGTCTGAGAATTGTTGTCTAGCTAGACTATGTAAGGTTCTAAAATATTTAAAGTCATCTTCATTGTAACCTTTAAACTCTTTTCTAATTCTATCTCTACATTCTTGAACAGCTTTATTTGTAAATGAGATGTAACATATCTCATCAGGTGATAGACCCATTCTTAAAAAGCGTTTTGCTCTTTGTAGTAGTCTATGTGTTTTACCTGTTCCTGGTGGACCAAAAAATTTAATTGTCTTCCCATGGAGTTTTTGTTTTAGTAAATTTGACATTTTTATTTTTGTGCATTGTTTGTTGTGGTTTTTCTGCAACCCAGTGTCTCGTGTTAATGCTTTCAAATTTCTTACTCTTTTTACATCCGCCTTCCTGTAAGAATATTGTACAATCTTTTTCAGACCAATTGTAGCCCTGCTTTTTCATAAATAACTTAAAAGTTTCTAATTTAAATCTAATGTTTTTATCATCGTGCCATATATTATCGTGTTCAATTTGATCAAAGTCTGTAGTTGTATCTGTGTCTTCAAAAAATTTAGTCATTCTTGTATTAAATACATCTAGTCTTTCCTCTTCCCTATCAATACCTTCCATATCAATCTTGTTAGCCATAAGTTCTTCTAGCCAATCTTTATATGGATCAGGATCTCTTTTAGAACCTTTTAACGTTCTCCAAACAATATCATAAGATAAAAGTCTTTCTCCTAATAACTGTTGTTGATACAGTTGTTTAGTTTCTAATTTAACTACCTTACCTTGAATAGGAAGTAACCAATAAGGCTCAGGGTATGAATTAACTTTTACCAACTTACCAACTTCAGGTAGAGCTTCGTTAAGGCCAATACCATACTTTCTCTTTGCACATTGTTTGCTACCATTACAAAACTGTCTAGCTATGGCAGTTCCACATTTAAAACTGTATTCATGTTTTTCAATCATCTCTATAACTTTATTTATTTCTTTTGGATCAAGAGGTGGAACACAAATCTTTTTATTTAAATCTCTAACCATATCTGTCCAATAGTCTTTGTCAGAATTTGTTTTTTTAGCTAATACACCAACATTGAACATTGCATCATTACGGCCCTCACCTTCTGTTACTTGATTTCTAATAAATTTATTTACGCAGTTAGGCCAATCTTTATTTTCTTTATCATTGTCTGTATTTATATTTAAAAAGTCTTCAGGTTTGACTATAAAAGTTTTTACGTATTTAAAATATTTATCAAAAGGAATACTGCTGGCATTATCATCTAATGCACATCGTGTAGAAAATTTTGCGTTTTGGTAAGGTAAGTTTAAGAATTGACCTTTTTGTTTGTCTTCCCATTTTTCAGGAGTTAAATCTACTGTGTCTTGAGCTGGAAAAATATCTGTCTTGGTGTCATTAACACCTAGATCAGCAGCTATAGAAATTAATTTCTTACGCATATCTGCAGCAGCCATTGGCTCAGATAAGTGCACAATTAAATGTAATGCATTTGATTTAGAACGATAAGGTACAAATGGATATCCTCGTTCTCTAACTAAACTAATGTATTGTTTTAAATCCATACCATACCTATCGATGTCTATGACACCCCAGGTACACGTACTGTCGTCATGTATGACTACAGAACCTAAATGTGATTTACCCTCTAAATGATTTATCCAATCTTTATCAGTAACAGGCTGAGGTATAGTCCAACTTTTATATTCTTCTTTACCCGTAAGTTTCTTAGTACCCGTAGGTTTAGATTGACCATAATAAGTTTGGGAGCCCTGGAACAGGGTTTTAAACTGTTCCAGGTCTTTGCTAAAATCCATACATTAAAACGGTGTTTTAGCTGATTGTTCTTCTTTATCGTGTTTGACACTAACTGATCCTCCAGAACATGCTTGTCTAAATTTCATAGCACGCTGTACTAAAGACTCGTTATCGCAAATACCCTCTGATGTGATTTCCCAACCATACCAAGAACCTAATTGATTTTTTTCAAGTACAGTTCTTAATCTATATAATTGAGTAAAAGGTGCAGGTCTAAATGTACCCTTTCCATCTTTCCTAGGTTGTTGCATTAAGTTCATCATACTATTCCACTTCTTAGATTTTTTTCTTTGAGTGGATTTCATAGAAATCAATGCTTCAGATGCAGTAGCACCCTCAACAACAACTACATAATGAGAAGATGTTTCTTCTAGGTAGTTACCATTTTCAAGTCTATCTTTACCTGAATCATCTCTAGTAGTTTTTTGCATGATTTCACTATCAGCAGGATATATATTTCTTGGAGAAGCAGAGCCTTCTTGGCCTCTGTCAGACCATTCAATATACTCAAACT